TGATGTCCACAATGTCCACGCCAGCATCAGCCATCAGCTTCATAGAGTCACGAACAAGTTGAGTGGTCATGTGTTCTTCTCCTTGAGTTTGGCTTCGATCAACTCGGCAAACACAGAAAACGCCTCCAGCGCCTGTTGCATAACTTCTTTGCTCATGCTGTGTACTCAATGGCCTGGAGCTTGGAGATACGCTCGTTGATACTGGCTACTTTTTTAGAGAACTCTTCTTGGGCTTTCTCTTTTTCTTTTTGCAAAGCAGCAAGTTGTTGAGCAGTGGGGTCGTAGTTGTCAGGGACTTCGATCTCAATCTCTTGTTCACCAACATAGGTTCGGTAATCGGTGTCGTTCAACTTGACAGAAAAGATTTGGAATGTGCCAATCTTTTCATATGACCATTGAACGTGATGGATGTAAACAGTGGTTTTGACTTTCATTTCATTTCCTTAGTGCAAAGAGGCATAGGCCATTTCGTTAACGATGTCTGGATACTTGTCGTTCAGTTCGTTCATTTCCTCATCTGTCAGTTCTGTCCCGTCTTCATAAAGCCCACCGATCATGTAAGCATCACAAAAGTCAGGGTAGTCACGAGGGTTAACGTCCTCTACAGACAGACTTGCCATATCCACTTTTTTTCCGTTCAGTTCCATTTCAGACTCCATTTGTTGATTGGAAAATTAATTTTGCACTTGATTTATTTGAATTTGTATTGGGACTTACCCTATGTCTTCTTTGACCAACACCTCTACCATTCCTATGGTTCCGTACACCTTAGTGCTGTGCAAGGAAACAACCTGGGTGTCATCGTCATAAACAATGTTGTTCATGGCATCTAAGAAGCATTTCAAAATATTGTCGATGTCCGGAGACTTGCAAGGCCTCTCCCAGCCCTCTAAACAGGCCTTAGAGCGACTTTTTGAGTACGACTGAGGGATAGGTACTGTGATGTAGATATAAGCTGCTACAGGCGTTTTTAAGGGTTCGTTGACTCCCATTGCTTGTTTGGCAGCATCTCGTATCAAGTCCTCGTAGTCACGGGTCTTGGTTGGTGTGTAGGTGGTGACAAAAGTACCTCTACGGGCAAACTTGGGTCTTCCCTTGCCAACAGGAGTGCCTTCAACTTGAAAAGTGACATGCATTACCACGGTGCTGGCTCCGTCTTGAGTGGGACTTGTTCGGGTTTGACAGGTTTGCCGTTACAAATCGGAAACGGCCACACTATTTTCTTGGTCATCATTCGCGTTTTCCTTCCATGAATTCTTTAAAGTAGGCGTGTATTCGTCTAACGCCATCAGGTCCATACCACTTGACCGAACCCTTGATAAGCTTCAGAGTGTTCTCTTTGTCTTTCAAGGCTTGGTGGGTTCTCCATATCTCTCTGGCTCTACCAATCTCGTCCTGAGAGTTCATGTGTGGACATGGGGATAGTTGACAAACCACATTGGCCTACCCTTAGGAGTGTCAATGTACTGTTGAGCATCACGATGGAAAAAAAGTTTGATCGTAGGTTCACCCTCTACCGAGCCTTCGTAGTTCCGTTGCTTACGGCATAGCAGATAGTGGTCAGGGTCTTCAGCAGATTTGGCAAAGCTGCCTTCAGTCTTGATGTCGTCTTCCTTGGACTTGTTTCGCCATACCAGCATCACGTTATCAACTTGATCGGTGATAGCACCTGAGCCTTTGTTGTCATGTTTGTCAGGCATGGCGTATTCGTTGGCGGGTTTCTTCAGGTGGTGGACAAGGTGGATGTGAACTTCGTAGTCCCGAGCAATACTGGTTAACTCGTCAACAAAGACCTTTTGACCGTTGTAGTCGTCTTCACTCTTAACGCATTTGGCAAGGTTATCAATAAAGATGTGGGTTATCCCAAGCTCTTTGGCACAGTACCTAGCCATACCGATAACGGTCTGAGCATCTGCTGTTCCTGTTTGGTCGTACAGCCACATGGTTCCATCTGTCCAGGTTCCAAACTGGTCATACATGTCGTCAAGGGCTTCAATACCTCTGTCGCCTTGGAACTCAGGCATGAAAGGGTTACACCCAATCCACATACGAGCCATACGCTGTAAGGTGACTGCTGGCTTCATCTCAAACGAGGCAATGCAGACCTTTTCGTTTTGGCCTATCAGGGACAAAGCAATCTGGGAGGTCATCAGGGATTTACCGTGACCGTTCTGTCCTGACCAAAGGGTTACCTCACCTTTGCGAAACTCAAAGTTTTCCTTGGTGTGGTCCCAAGGTAGGTAGGAGACCTTCTGGTCCTTCTTGGTCCTCAGACGGGTCTTGATGTAATCAATGTAGTCTGAAGCCTTCTTGACCTTGGTTTGGTTGTCGGTCTCTTTGATGTATTTGCTGAAGTCGATTGTGTCGGGGGTTATTACAAGTGCCATTTCATTTCCCAATGTAGATTTCTGACCATCCGGTCTGCCTGAAGTGTGGTTGACCAGGGAGCAGAACACAACTGGTGATAACCCTTGCTTTGGCCTCAATCAACTTCTGGTGGATTGCCTTGGCTCTACGTTCATCAAAGCTTGAGAGTTGGACAGTAAGGCCAATGACAAACCGTAGGTCAAGGGTGTGTAAGTCGTCTTTGGATACACAAATGGTAGGAGCGTCATCCCACTCATGCCACTCATGGGCATTCAGGGAGGGATGGTCTTCAATGGAGATGTACTGGGGTGCTTTCCCAGACATCCTCATTTTGATCAGGGGTTCATGGCCGAGCATTTGCCATCCTCTTCATCTTCTCTGCTGCTGTCAGTGGTGGAGCTTTGACCTCATCTTCCCAGCGCTCATTGTTCAACCAAGTGGCTGGATGTGGGATGTATTGCTCATCTTTATCTTTCCAGACAGTTGCTTTTTGGTTGGCAATTGCTTGTCGCATCTTTGCCAAAAGCTGCATTGTTGGCTTCAACTTTTTGAAAGCTTTTTTTGCAGCAGGTTTGGCGGTTCTTCTTGGATAGTCTTTCCAGAACATCTCAAACAGCAAATCATCTTCTGCATCAATAACCGCTTTACTGTTTACATCTGCGTTTATATATGTATTAGATGATTCATCGATTTCAATGTCTCCATTCCTCGAATTCGATGAAAGCATTTCCTCATTTAGTGTGTACCAGTTTGTTCGGTCATAGGTGTTGTGGCTGAAGTGGTCAACCTCAAGAACGCCAGCTTCTTTAAGCTTGCTTATGATCCGCTCAACCTGTTGTCTGGACCAGTATGGAAACAACTCTGCATAGGCTTTAGCACTGTTGTAAGTCCAGTACTTGCCTTTGTGAAAGTGCTTTTTGTTGGCCTTGTTTTTGAGAACCCAAAAGCGAATGTTCTCAATGAAGACGGCTTCTTGCAAGCCATAACGAGTGGCAATATCCACATCAAATGAATGATTCATGATTTTTCCGTTCAAAACCCCACTTCAGAAGAAATCCACAGGCAGGTGGAAGGGGACACTTTTTGGTCGGGTAATTAATCCGACCTAGCCTGGGTTTCAAAACATTATGTACGATCCCAGATGAAGTTGCAAGAATCGCACTTCTTGTGGGAATGCCATTTATCATAGTCCTTGAAGTGCTTTTCTTGGCAGTTCTCAGAAGCACAGACAGGACACTTCAACTTCCTGAAGATGGCATCGTAGTTGTTGGCAAACGTCTGGTGATCGACCTCAAAGGGTCTTGGGCTTGATCCCTTGGACATCTCAGAACTCGTCATCAAGGTCAAGCATGTCCCTACGCTCTTGCTCTTTACGGTCGTAGTAAGCATCAAGTAAGGCTGCTTTTTGTTGGTCAATCTGATAAGAGCCATCAGGCTCGGGCATCAGTCCAGCACGAGGTGCATCGAATAAAAAATCAAATATCATTTTTTACCTTTCATTACAAAAACTTGTTCAATCGGCCTGACTTTACGGCCACTTGCAACTTCTACAGACCTAATTAAAGCACCAACAATGGCTGCTTCCAAGTCTTCCTCGTGGAGATGCTGGGACAGTCTGTCAGTGGCTTGAACGATCAGTTCATATGCCAGTATTTCTTCAATGTTGGTTAGGTGGCTCATCCTGTGAGCCTACCAAGAAAAAATTACGAAACAACTAGGGCAAACCCCTATGTTTTATTTGCAAAGCAGCATGTACATTCACTGCTCTTGCTTAACGAAAGGAACTCAATGAACACGCAAGCTCTTACTAAGGTCCGTCAACTGTTCTGTGTTGATGGTGTCCCAACACACATCCAGCGTCACAACTGCCGCCAGTGGGTACGGTCAATCCGTTTCCTCGGTGACAAGTGGTTGTTGGCTAAACAAGTTGAAAGGACACAATGAAAGACTTCTTGATCCAGGCCAAAGAAGAACTGTACGGGATACAGTACTGCCCTTATTGCATGGAGCCACGCAACGACAAACGCTCGTGCTGTGATGAAGTCCACTTTTTGGAATTCCAAGACTTTGATGATGAGACGCAAAATCAAATCATCCAAGACGAATATGACTCAGCAAACTGGAAGTAATGTATGTCAATTGAAAAACTGCTTCAGACCAACGTAAACGGTCATACAGAGAAGAAAAACAACCTCACATACCTCTCATGGGCCTGGGCATGGGCAGAGGCTTTAAAGGCCGATCCCGCTGCTACATACAAGGTTGAGACGTTCCAAGAGCATGGTCAAAACGGATCTTGCCGTACCGTGCCTTACATGAACATCAATGGCTCTTGCATGGTGTTTGTGACTGCTACCTTGTTTGGCAAACCAATGACCTGCCAGTTGCCAGTGATGGACTACAAAAACAAGGCTATCCAAGAGCCTGATGCATTTGCTGTCAACACCGCCATCATGCGTTGCATGACCAAAGCACTGTCACTGCATGGCTTGGGCCTGTACATCTATGCTGGTGAAGACTTGCCAGAAGAAGGTGATGTTCCAAAGAAGGGTCCGGCTCCCATCATTTCTCCCCGTGGTGGCATTGGTGACGACTTAGACCCAGCAATCAAGGAGTTCTTGCAAGAGTTTGCAGCCTCCGTTACCGAGTTAGTCAAAACAGGCAATGCAATTACTGCGTTGGAAATGATTGACGAACAACAATTGGAAGCAGATCAGAAGGTCTATCTGTCAAGCCAATTGGACTCCACTGTGCGCTCTGCACTTAAAAAAGCTAAAGGATAAATAATGGCTGAATTTGACAATACAAACCGTGGCTCGTTGTTTAAGAACGACAAGAAAACGGAAGAAAAACACCCCGACATGAGTGGCTCCATCAACATTGATGGCACTGAATATTGGATCTCTGGATGGAAAAAGCAGAGCAAGGCAGGTACAGGCTTTATCAGTCTGTCAGTGCGTCCTAAAGAACAGGTTCGTCAATCCAGCCAACCAACAAGCAAGTCCAAGAAAGATGAATTTCTTGATTTGGATTTCTAAGGAGACATCATGAAAAAAGTATTAGCAGCCATTGCATTGGCAACATTAGCAACAGCCACTTGGGCTGCTTGCACAACACACACCATCATGTCCAATGGCCGTATGGTGACCTGCACCACTTGCTGCTACGGTAGCAATTGCACAACCACCTGCTTCTGATTTTTGGCCGAAAGCGGATGCTAGGCAACGCGCCGTAAGAGAGTGGGCGAAAGCCCTGTAGCACCTAGACGCAGCGAGTAGGCCAACTTATTTAAAGGAATGAAATGAAAGAAACACAATCATTTGGCATGACAGAGTTCCAGGTCATGAAGTGGGCACAAGACCGTGGCATCTACGAAAACGGTACAGCACTTGGTCAAGCAAAGAAAACGCTTGAAGAAGCTGGTGAACTGGTAGCTGCTATTGAGGCCAATGACCGTGCAGAGATTGCTGATGCTATTGGTGATGTGATGGTCACCTTGGTCAACGTAGCAGTACTGACAGACATGGACATTAGACAGTGTTTTTACAAGGCCTACAAAGTCATTGAACACCGTAAGGGTCACATGAACAAAGATGGTCAGTTCGTCAAGGAGTCGTGATGATTTGTGATGAATGCGATACAGTCAACCATTGCACGATGCATGGCTGCATTCCCAAGCAGTCAGCCCTTAACAAGCAAGTATCGGGCAATCACTACAAAGACAAAGGCATCCAGCCCATTGTCTACATCCATGCCAACAACCTTGGCTTTTGTGAAGGCAACGTAGTGAAATACGTCACTCGGTGGAGAGAAAAAGGTGGTGAGGCTGATCTACGAAAAGCCATTCATTACCTTGAATTGCTTATTCAGCTAGAAACAAAGCCTTCTCAGCCAAACGGCGTTTAACGAGTCCTGGCAGCACCTTGCCACCACCCTTCGTCCAAGCCATAAAAGCCTCAGCAGCACCCTCCCAATCGCCTCTATTAGCCTTCATACGGATGGTAGAGCGTTGGAGGTTGCCTAGACCAGCATTGAAGGCAAAGCTGACCAGAGCGTCAAAGCTGCCTTGACGGCCAACACAGCCGGGAACAAGTCGTAGAACACCACGTTCAAAAGTTGCGACATCTTTGCTGAAGAGATCATCAATTTCTTGTTTGGTCCAGACACGGTTGTCCTCCGTCTTGAGTGGATACTTTCTACGAATCAAAACATCTTGCTTGTCAGGTGTTCTGATAACAGGCAAACGGATCTGCTCTTGGTACAAAACATGGCCGTAACCAATGGTCCAAATGTCTGCTGGGCAAAGGTAAGGTTTGTTTCTGAATCCCTCATACTTATGCATGAGGTCCAGACCAGCTTTGCTTAACTTCACTTCTTGGCCCAATTGCGTGAACCAAACCAAAACCCAATAATGCCTCCAAGCATTGCCATCTCATCACTGGAGAAAATCAGGTCAGAGTATTTGATGACATCGTCAATGTTCTGGATCAAGCCAGGATGTTTGTACAGATACCAAGCCATGAAAGCATTGATTGCAACCAACTCCAAGACAAAGATGTATGTCACTGTAGGACGAACAGTACCCACATAACTGGCTACCCATTTACTGGCCCTCTCAAGCACCTTCTCATCGTGTTTGAGAGCAGCCTCAGTCATCTGTGCTTCAGACTGCATGGCAACTTGTTCGGTGCGAATCTCTTCAATCCTTGCCTGAGCAGCAAACCCAGCAGCAGCCAAGGCCAATTCACGTTCGGTCTGAACACGAGCTAAGGCAAGCTCATGACGCTGATCAGCCTTGTTCTGAAAGTGTTCAAGCAGCTTTGGTAGGCCAGAAATTAAAAGGCCCCCTAGGGTCGAAATGAGAGATAGCATTTATGCGCTCCTTGCGTCCATGACAAGATAGACTCCAAAGCCTACCAAAAGAAAAATCAGTATTACGCCACCGACCACGATAAGAATTTCAACAAGTTCTTCACGTTCTTGCTTGGCCCTCAATGCACGGTCACGAGCAAGTTGTTGGTCAATCTTGTCTTGCTTATTCATCTCAGCAACACGGGCCATAATGGAATTCCATACGTCCATGTTGTTGGGAAAAAATAGATTTTTGACTTGTTCCTCAAAGTCCCTTTGCGCCTTGAGATCAAGTTCGATTTGAATGGCTTTACCCATGTTGGAGCCACCACTACTTTTGGCTTGGTCTAGTGCCTTGGTGACCTCATGCTTTTGCTCAAAGTATTTGCCAAGCAATGGGCCAAGACTTCGCACATCATCCACTGTTCCTGACACTTCTTTGATCATGGAAACTGTTTTTTGAACAGCCGCCATTCCAGCAAGCGCCAATGTAATCGGGTCCATTACAGCAGTACCTCAATAAATATTTTGGCGCACCAAACGATAAGGCCAACAACAAGGGCCGCAGCAATGAAGCTAACGGCCCAATCTTTCATTTGAAATGATCCTTAACTGTTTGCCAGTAAATAGCAACAGCAACACACAAACTACCAACGTAGAGGATTGGTTTGGCAAGCTTACCTAGTGTTTCAAGGACTAGAAAAGCACCAGACGCCGCCTGGAACGCAGCAACCACACCTTGAGTGTTCTGGTCAATACGGTCCACTTTCTCTTCAACGAGCATGAGCCGAGCATAAATTTCAGCATGAGAGACTTCTTTGTCCATGATTTATCTCTGATAAGCAGATGGGGGAGCGATACCACGACCAGCACCGACTTTACGTTCATATTCCAAAGCTTGCCGTTGTTTGACAGCAAGTGGTGATTGAGCGTAAGGGCTTCCGAGCAACATAGCCTGAGCCATGCTAGGAGGCATGTCGGAACCAGCGCCAGCACCAGACATCATGAAGCCGGGAGGTAGGACAGCCTCAAGCAAGTTAGCCCCTGCCATGCCACGTTGACCGGGTGTATCTGCCTTTGCAAGGTCACTGATAGCCATCAAAGCACCAACAGTACCTGCTACTCGTACAGGCTTAGTGCCAGCAGAGGTTTTCTTGGTGATGCCGGGAGTAATCTCAGCAGGTGGCAAACCAGCAGCAATTGTTTCAGCACGAGTAGCTCTGCCTAACAAACGATTGATGTCTTTGGACTCTTGGATGGCCTGTTCGTTTGTCAGTGGGAAAGGTCGATCAGTAAACGCCTTGGTGTACTCGGCTTGACCAATGTTCTGACGGGGTGTGTCAATGTATTGAGCGCCTGGAACAAAAGCATAACCACGAGGAACAGCATTGATGTCTGCGTATTCGGTTTTCAGTTTAGGCTGGCCACTCTTGTTCAGCGTAGCTTCTGGACCCATACCAGCAAAGGCAGGTTTGCCAGTGCCAGTACGCAAGTCTTGAGGTGGTGCAACAGGAGCCGGAGCAGCAGTGGGAGGCTTGGCCGCTTCAACAGGTTGAGCAGGCGTCTCCTGAATCATCTCTTTCACAGTGTCAGTAACGATACTGGTCACAGGAGAGTTAGGTTGAGCAGAAGGTGTTGGTGCAGGGGCATCAACAGGAGCGGCCGTGATCGGTGTAGACACAGGCATCTCAGGTGCTACAGGCTTCAATTGAGCAGCACGAGCCTGAATGTCTTCAGGTGTCAGGTTGGTTTGTTGTGGCAATGATGGCTTGACAGGCTCAAGAGGCTGAACAGGCTCAGGAGACATTGTTGGGTCAATCCTTGGACCTTGTGGAGCTTCTGGCTTACCCATTCCACCCATTAACTTTTCTGCGCCATATGCAGCAGCACCAAGCACAGCAAGGCCAGCAGGGAGATGCCACCAATCATTACCAAGACGCTCTTGGATTTGATCTAACGAGCCAAGCTTAAATTCACCATCTTCTTTTTGAAATGGGTCAGACTTTTCAGAAGGGCCCGTCTGAAACTTAATCTCGTTTTCAATCTCAGCGTTAGAAATGCCAGCAGCTTTTGCCGCTTTGCGATATCCCTCAACATCAAATGCCGCCATTGTTATCTCCCGCCAAATTGTTTTGCAAGATCACGAGCTGATGGACCTTTTGAAGGAACTTCAGGATTCTTGATAGAACGACCACGAATAGACTTCGGCTCTTCTTTAGGTGCGCCACCAATTCCAAGGCCAATGCCAAAGTCAGCAGG